CGAATGCCGGATTTAAATTGGCTTAAAGACCGCGGATGGGGTGTAATACTGTTTACCCTTTACGATGATTTACAACCGGGAACCCCCCTCACTTCTAATTTTGATTTAAAGGGGGATATTGCATTACCGCGTTTTTCTGACCTAGAAATCCCGGTAATGTTATGGCTAAATGAGATATTCTACTCGGTGGGCTCCGGTGCTGGTTATGATCCGAACCTCCCAGACTTAGTAACTACAATGGGGTTACCCCCCTCATATTATGCCGATAAGTACGGTGCGTTGTTTACGGCTATTGAAGACAAATGGGGGCCGGATGGCTCAGAAGGCAGTTGTTTGATTGGATACTGGCAGGAATCCTGCTGTGATTCAGCGGCGGAGTGGCTACGAGAACAGACCGATCTCGTAATCCGACAAGGGATATATCATACGATGTGGCAAAACGCAGGGGTAGCAAATACTATGATCGGTAATGGGCATGAAACCCAAGCATCTGCGATTGAGCGGCGCGTGTCCATGGTAGACGCTATAGATATTGAACTGTGGGTCTGTGATGATGTTGTAGTATATGATTTAATTGGTTGCGCTAGTTACATACGCGGGAATTACCCAGCGATGCCTATCGGTATAAATTCTATTTCATTTAATGGACCGACATCCGGGCCGGATGCCGTACCGACTGGCATCGCGAGTATCCAGTGGAATATACATGCCGATGGGGACGGTATGGGGAACTACCCTTTTTCAGTTCAAACGAGGCGGTTTTATCAAGCGACCAAGGCGATTAAGGATCAGCTTGGTGGGTTTGATAGTATCGCCACACAGACGAGCAACGGAGATGAAACCGCGCTGCTTTTTGATTATACTTGGCCGGATTGGACTACAATAACTAATCCAACATGGTGGGATGACCAGGTTGGTCAGTTACAGCTATGGGATAGTATGAACCTAGACTCCGAGGGGACAAAACACATTTATGATTTAACACAAAACGGAATAGAACCATATTACTCCGGCGCATCATACTGTGCTCACAATACAACGAAAACCGATACGTTCACCAATACCGGCAACGAACTAATACTTTTAAAAGATTATAGCGCCGCATCTACGCACGATATAACCGTAACATCGTCACTCGACCCACTAACCAACACACCGTACACCATCGCTTTATCCCCAGATCGCGGCACGATTATAGGCCCGTATCCTCTCGATGATTATGGCGCACTTCCTACTATTGAATATGATAATCCAAACCTTTACGTTTCAATATTAAAGGTGGAGGCGTCGGCGTGACGGCGACGATAACCCCGCAGAATACCGCCCTCGGCACACCTATATACACACCCGTCACCGGCTGCCGAGATGTAATACCATTATGCCCAACTACCTTCTTACATTTCTACAACGACGGCGCCGTCGATGACGTAATAACATTCGTCGCCACGCATCCAGATGAAACCGGCGTCTATAATTGCTTCGTTTCAGTATTACCTGCGGGCGACGAAATGATATTCGGCCCGTTTGATATGGATACTTTCTACCCCGAGATACTACTATACCATTCGCATCCCGGTGACGTGGTTATGGCGGCGCTGTTTATCCCGTATATCTCAGAGGGCTGCGACGCAACGGTATCTACGGTTTATCCAAGTATCGAAACTACTTGCACGTTAGTTAGTACCTGTCCGCAATTACCCGATATAGCAGTAATATGGCCTGTAGAAACAGCGGCGACGGAGATATGGCCAATAGAAACCGCTGTTATAAAGGCGAGTGCGTGCCCGCAACCGCCGGATTCTACGGTAGCGTGGGCAGACCTCGGGCATACAGATTTTACAGTTATATGGTGTGGTTTATAATGGAGCTAGCATGACTTTAGCAGTAACAATCCCGCGCGGCACAACGCACGATATTAAAGTAACGATAACCGCGAAAGACCTAACCGGTGCTGTGGCGGTATGTACCTTCGTAACCGCGCACGGTGTAACAATCATACCGGGCACAAATGGGTTTATAAAACGCTCGAGCGACGGGGGTATATCAGTAACCGGCGGCACTAACAGCCTCGTTAACGTTCACCTATTACCGGCGGATACCAGCGCACTAGCCCTTATGCAATATGTATGGCAATGCCGTATAACATTGGCGGGCGTACAGGAGATAATAGAGGACGGCACGCTCACGTTAACGGCTAATGATACTTACGGGGTGGTTTGAGCTAATGTTAAAGTTAAAGACCGCCCCCGCAGCCGAACCGGTATTAAATACTGATGTACAGGCATACCTCCGACTCGATAGCACGGCGTATAATACCTCACTTACTAACTATGTGACTATGGCGCGTATGCAGGCGGAAGCATACACGCGTCGCGCATTCATAACGCAGACGTGGTATTTAATGCTTGATTCGCGCGAGATTAACGAAGTTATCAGTATACCGCGCCCACCCCTTATTAGCGCCACTATACTAACATACAACGATGCCGGGACGCCCGCAGCGCAGGAAGCAGCGTCTTACACCGGTGATACCTACAGTGAACCCGGGCGCATATACCTAAACCCTGGGTATACCTGGAACTACACGCGCGAGCGTAACGGTATGCTGATAGAATTTATAGCAGGTTACGGTGCGGCAGCAACCGACGTCCCCGCCGATATTAAGATGGCGATAACCGAAGCAGCCGCTTTATATTACAACAGCGGTGAAGTAGGCGAGTTACCAACGAAGGTAAAAGACCGGCTCAAGAGTTACCAGGTGATGTATCTTTGAAGCTTGCCGCGCCAGTACCCTTTAACCAATTCCGTGAAAGGATAACGTTTTACTCCGTAACCGAAACGGTAGATACCTATGGTGGAATAACTACCGCTGAAGTATCATTAGGCAGCGCGTATGCGGCAGTCGAGAAACTATCTGGAAGCGAACAATGGCGCGCGGGCGGGCAGGCAACGGAAGCGGACTGGACTATAACGACGTGGTATCGCTCCGATATAATCGTTACCCCTAAATGTATAATCAAGTTAGGCTCGAGAACGTGGGATATAACCAACGTTATAGACGTGGAAAATAAGCACCAGTATTTAGTTATTGGCTGTAAAGAACGTGAGGGTGCAGTATAATGTTCAACACGGAGAGCATCAAGTGAATATAAACGTAACCCTCGAAGGACAGGCAGAATTTGACGCCAAGATAGCAGCGATTATTACGAAGGCATCGGGTCCAGGGTTACAGGCCGCGTTAATGGAAGGCGGTAAACTGATAGAGACTGCGGCTAAAGGATTCGCCCCCGTTGATACTGGTCGTTTGCGTAGTTCAATAAATACGGAAGCGCAAGGCGAGAATACGGTTATAGTAGCACCACACGTCGATTATGCAATGTATCAAGAGTTCGGCACGAAAAACCAGAGCGGAACCCCCTTTATGAAACCAGGGTTTGAACAATCACGACAACCCGCCATAGATCACATAAAAAGTAAGTTAAAAGCGGAGATGGGTCTTTAATATGGTATTCGCGCGCTCTTCGTCATTACTCCCTATACAATACGCAATAATTACAGCGCTAACCGGCGACGCTGACCTACACGCGCACGTAGAAGATAGAGTATATGATTGGGTCCCCGAGAACCCCACGAAGCCATATATCCAAGTAACCACGCCAACGGAAGTACCGTTCGATTGTTTCGGTTGTAATGATATACAAGCGGGGCAGCGGGTAACGTTCACTATACACCTATGGAGTGCTTATCGAGGTTCTAAAGAAACGAAAGAGATCGCGGCGCATATAAACGACCTATTAGATCACCAGGCGCTAACTGTCAGTGGTTATGATCACATTGTAACTGCGAATACTATGACGACCGATATGAGGGACCCCGATATGATACATTGGCACGGTATTATGTATTTTACATTTTATGTTATGCAGTCCTGATTTAGAAATTATAAAAGAGGCGATTAAAACAAAATGGTAGTAACTACAGCATCTAAAGCGTGTTTAAAGGCGTCCGTTGTAGCGGGTGGCGCTGGTACATATACCGC